AAAAAGAAAAAATCAATCCAAATCAAAGGATTTGGGAAAGCGAGAAGATAATGAAAAAGAAAATACCTGCAGGTAAAAAAGGTAAGGGTTTAAGAAAACTAAAAAAGGTAGCTCCACAAGTTGCAAAACGAATGGGTTATAAAAAAGGAATGAAGGTTAAGTAATGGCCGGTAAGGGCTTATACGCTAACATTCATGCTAAACGTAAACGTGGTGGTAAGATGCGAAAGAAAGGTGCAAAGGGTGCACCAAAAGCATCTGACTTCAAAAGAGCAAAACAAACAGCGAGATCATAATGGCTAAACTTTGTCCAAAAGGTAAAGCAGCAGCAAAGCGTAAGTTTAAGGTATATCCTTCAGCATACGCTAACATGTATGCATCAGGAGTTTGTTCAGGAAAAATAAAACCAGGCGGAAGAAAAAAAGCTATGGGTGGCGGAATGATAAGACCTATGTATGGTTCTGGTGGTTCTGTTGCAAAAGGTTGTGGCAAAGTAATGTCAAACAGAAGAAAGAAAACCAAAACATACTAATGGCTAAAAAAGGACTCAGAGAATGGGTAAAAGAAAAATGGGTGGACATTGGAGCTCCGAAGAAGAACGGAAAGTATCAACCGTGCGGGAGATCAAAAGGAAGCAAGAGAGCGTATCCAAAATGCGTCCCACTTGCGAAAGCCACACGAATGACAAGCTCGCAAAAGGCGAGTGCTGTCAGCAGAAAGAGAGCTGCGGGTAATCCCGGAGGAAAACCAACAAATGTTTCTACATTTGCAAAAAGAAAAAGCATGGCTTCTGGAGGTTTAGTTTGAGAAAACAAGACAACATGCCAGCAAGAAATAAAAAGAACTTTAGATCTACAAAGTCTGGAGCAGGTATGACCCGAGCCGGTGTCGCTGCCTATAGAAGAAAAAATCCCGGTTCTAAATTAAAAACAGCTGTGACCGGTAAAGTTAAAAAAGGATCCGCTGCCGCTAAAAGGCGAAAATCGTACTGTGCAAGAAGTGCAGGACAAATGAAACAATTTCCTAAAGCTGCGGCTAATCCAAATTCAAGACTAAGACAGGCACGGAGAAGATGGAAATGTTAAATGAAAAACGTAATACTAGACGCGCTAAGAAAAAGATATGAAGCTCAGATAGCAGAAGCTGATGCTACAATAAAAATTTACTTTGAAAACTCTGTAGGTATTGGTGAACATCCTCAACATATAGATGAGGTTGATAAGTTAATTGAAAAAATATCTACTGCTGAAGAGAAATTAGAAGTAATAAAGGAGTTTGAATAATGGAACTATTTGAACATTTTATAAGAATACTTAAACAACGACAGGATGACGTTAAGGAATTAATGGCACGTGGAGGTGTTGACAGTATGGAAAGATACCAGTATATGTTAGGACAAATACGAACTTACGAAAGTTTATTACAGGAAATATCCACCCTGCTAAACAAAAAGGAGCAAAATGAAAAAGGAACAGTCATCAGTATCAAATCCAAAAGTGATACTACCCAATAAAGATTTAGTTGGGGTTAAAAAAGAAGAAAAAAAAGAAATTGATGAATCATCAAAGCTACCTGAACCAACAGGTTGGAGACTTTTAGTTTTACCTTTTAAACAAAAAGAGAAAACTAAAGGTGGAATTATTTTAGCAGAAGATACAATAGAACGATCACAAGTAGCATCTAACTGTGGTTTAGTTTTAAAAATGGGACCACACTGCTATGATAAAGATCGTTATCCAGAGGGTCCTTGGTGCAAGAAAGGTGATTGGATTATCTTTGCAAGATATGCCGGATCACGAATAAGAATAGATGGGGGTGAGATAAGACTTCTCAATGATGATGAAGTTTTAGCGACCGTGGAAAACCCTGAAGATATATTCCACGAATTTTAACAATCATAGGAGGAACTATGCCAGAAGACAAAGAAGATAAAACAGTTGATATTGATACATCAGGTCCTGATGTACAAATAGAACTGCCAGAAGAAAAACAAGAACAAGAAAACGTTATCGTAGAAGAATCAACCGAAAAAGAAATAGATAAAACATATGAAAACGAACGTGAAACAAAACTTGAAGACGGTGGTAGCGCCGGTGACACATCTGAGAAATCTGATGAGCAACCTGTTGTTCAAGAAGATAATAAACAACAAAGTGAAAGTAAAGAAGCTGAAGAATATTCTGAAGGCGTTAAAAAAAGAATAGCTAAGCTTACTAAAAAAATGAGAGAAGCAGAAAGGCAAAGAGAAGAAGCTTTGCGTTATGCAGACTCAGTAAAAAAAGAAAGAGATCAGTTTAAAACTCAAGCCAATAGTTTAGATAAAGACTATACGACAGAAATGGAGAATAGAATATCTGGACAATTAGCTGCTGCACAAGCTAAACTTACAGCTGCAAGACAAGCTGAAGATCCAAAAGCTGAAACAGAAGCTTTGACTGCTATCTCACAATTAGGTTATGAACAAGGTAGACTTGCTGAATTAAAAACTCAAAACGAGATGAGAGATAAGGCAGCAAAAGAAGAAACTGTTCAACAACCAGTAAAACAACAACAACCAAGTACACCGCCAGATCCAAAGGCGGAGGCATGGGCAGAGACTAATTCATGGTTTGGAACTGATTCAGCTATGACTTATACTGCTTTTGATCTTCACAGAAAACTTACAGAAGAAGAGGGTATAGACCCTAAATCAGATGAGTATTATAAGGAAATTGATAAAAGAATAAGACTTGAATTTCCCCACAAATTTGATAAACCTGTAAACAAACAGATTAGTAAACCTACACAAACCGTTGCCTCTGCAACGCGTAGTCCAAAGGCTAGTCGCAAAAGTGTGAGACTCACATCTTCTCAAGTAGCAATTGCTAAAAAATTAGGTGTGCCATTAGAAGAGTATGCGAAACAACTTATAAACACGAAGGAGGTATAGGCATATGGAAAATAAAAAACCAACTCGTGCGAGTCAAACTAAGCAAAGTGATTCTACAAAAGTACAATCACAAGCAAAAAAGGTTACGCCAAAAGCAAGACCAAAAGTTTGGGCTCCACCATCGTATTTAGATACGCCCAACGCGCCAGACGGATGGAGACACAGATGGGTCAGGACAGAAATCCTAGGATTCACTGATACAAAAAACATACAAGGACGCTTAAGATCCGGGTATGAATTAGTAAGATCAGATGAATATCCCGAAGAGGACTTTCCCACTATCGCTGACGGCAAATACGCAGGGGTTATCGGACACGGAGGCCTAGTGCTGACTAGGATACCAGAAGAGATCGCGAGGCAAAGAACTGAATACTATGCCTCACAAGCAGAAGATCAACAATCTGCTATTGACGCCGATCTTGCGAAGGAGCAGCATAAGAGTATGCCTATCAACATTGATAGAAATACTCGTGTAACCTTCGGTGGCAAGAAAAGTTAATTTTTTAACAATTCGAAACCAGCGAATTAAATAAACCGAACTGGAGGCCGTTTAACGACGGCAGGTTCATTAAGGAGAAAAACTATGGCTAACTCGTCAGCAACTGGTTTCGGTATGAAACCGGTAAAAATGGCAGGTCAAGCAGCTAACACTGCAGGTCTAGGAGAATATCCTGTAGCAGCATCTGCGACAGCTATCTACAACCAAGATTTGGTTGCGATGGCAGCAACAGGTACAGCAGCAGTAGCTGCAGCTGGTACAGAGCAACTTTTAGGATCCCTAAATGGTGTTTTCTACACTGACTCGTCAACAAGCAAGCCAACGTTCCAAGCATATCTATTAGGCAGTAATGCTGCTACAGATATTGTTGCATTAGTAAATGATGATCCACATCAAGTATATGAAGTGAGATCAAACAATGCCGGTGCATCAGCGCAAACGGACGTAGGTAATACTGCAGATATTTCATATTCTGCGGGTGCTACACCAAACTACATTTCTAAAACAACTTTAGATGATGGAAGTTTGGCTACTGCATCAAAACAAGTAAAAATCGTGGGTGTTTCAAGAGACCCTGATAACAATGAAATCGGATCAGCAAATGTGGTCTGGAGAGTTGTAATCAGTGAGCATTTCTTTAAACAACACGGTGGGGTATAATAGGAGTATAACAACATGGCTATATCACGTAATCAACTAGTTAAAGAACTAGAGCCAGGTTTGAATGCACTATTCGGCCTGGAATATAAACAGTATGATAATTTACATACTGCTATATACACAACTGAGTCATCTGACAGAGCTTTTGAAGAAGAAGTAATGTTATCAGGATTCGGTCAAGCTAAAGTAAAACCAGAAGGTTCTGGAGTAGAGTTTGATAAAGCTCAAGAAACTTTTTCAGCAAGATACACTCACGAGACTATTTCTCTTGGGTTCGCGATCACTGAAGAAGCGATTGAAGACAATCTATACGACAGACTTGCTCAAAGGTATACTAAAGCATTGGCAAGATCTATGGCTCAAACAAAGCAAATCAAAGCAGCGTCTCCATTAAACAATGGATTCAATGGTAACTTTAAGGCTGGTGACGGAAGCAATTTATTTGCATCTAACCACCCGACTATAAACGGGACTTTCAGTAACACATTGGCAACTGCAGCTGATTTAAACGAAACTTCATTAGAGCAAGCAATGATTGACATTGCAGCGCTTACTGATGAAAGAGGTTTGAAAATTGCTGCTAGCGCTAAAAGCATGGTTATTCCATCAGCTTTACAATTCACAGCAGAAAGACTTATGAAGTCTTCTCAAAGAGTTGGAACAGCTGACAATGACATCAATGCATTAGTAAGTAAAGGAATGGTTCCAGGTGGTTATTCAGTGAATAACTTCTTAACAGATCCAGATGCTTTCTTCTTAATCACTGATGTTCCTAATGGAATGAAACATCTTGAAAGAGCTCCATTGACTACTAAAATGGAAGGCGATTTTGATACTGGCAATGTAAGATACAAAGCTAGAGAAAGATACGTATTTGGTGTATCTGACCCTAGAGGTATTTACGCATCACCAGGTGCTTAATCACTAATTTTGAGGCGGGACACAATCCCGCCTCATTCTAAATATAGAAAGAAAAAACCATGAAAAAATTCCTAATAAACATATACGCATACGATCATCACGCTAGATTTAAATTAGAATCTAATGATGACGCTGTTTCTCTAGAAAAAGCAATAGTTGACAAACTAGGAGAAAATAGTATAACTTGGGAATCATCGGGAATGTTTAGAGATATTCCCTATCGAATAACCTATGAGGAGGTTAGTAATGATACAAGACCTTTACAAACGAAAAAGGTCCTTGGAGTTGAAGTGGGAACAGGAGTGGCTATCTAATGGTAAATACACTCTTGACATGGTCAGAATTGATGACAAAGTTAAGCAAATCATCACTGACATTAAGCTTGAAGAAGCTGAAATTGCTCACAGACAAAACACTGCAGAAGGTGTTGCTCCGCAAGTTTCAGTAGCTACTTAGTAAAAAGCTACATCGTTGAATAAATTCAATTCACATTACAGGCTCTCTTGCGCTCTACTCAAAACTAGTATATAAAAAACTCACTATATAATTAAACCAGAACATAGACCCATATAGTGGACGGCCTAGAGACTATGTTCGATAAACTAGGAGGATATAATTATGGCTTCAACAACGTTTTCGGGACCGATAAAAGCGGGAACGATAAAAGAAACAACAGGAACAAGTTTAGGTTCTAACATCAAAAATACAGGTCAAGTTGTGATGTCTCAAACACATCTAATTGATTTATCAGGTGGAGCGATTGCTGCCGGTGCAACAGATATTGTTATCCCAGCAAATTCACAAATCATTGATTGTATACTTGATTCAATAACAGCAGCATCAGGTGCAACTAACTTAAGTGTTGGTGACACAGTTGGTGGTGCAACAAGTATAATTAATACTTTCGCACTTGGAACAGCAGTTGGTAGAAAAAGACCAACAACTGAAGCTGGTGGAGCATTAGTTTGGTCTGACACAGGAGCTGCAGATATTAAATTAACGATTACTGCTTCTGCTGCAACTAACGCTGGAACAACTAGACTTACTGTTTTGTACGCACAAAACAATAACCTAAACGCGTAATAAATAATTTAGTGTGGGCTTCGGCCCACACATAAGTTTAAGGAGAAAATTATGGCAGGCGGTGGATCGTTTTCAAGTGATCAAAAGTTTACAACATTAACAGCTGATGGTAGATTTAAAACTATCACTGGTGGTGGAACTAATTTAGGTCCATGTAGAGTTACATATATAATGGCTCATGGTGGAAGTAATTGTCTAGTAAAATTACATGATGGAACAGATGGTACAGGATCTTTAGAATTTCAAGCTAAATTTAGTTCTGAAGGTTTAGATGTATTTGTCCCCGGTTCTGGTATAAGATTTAAAACAGGAGTCTATTTAGATTTAACTACTACAGACTCCGTAACAATAGGATATACAGGCTAATGAAGTCAGACGTAAAAGCAGTTAGAAAAACAGGAACAGGTTCAGTATTCGGAGGAAGAACAAGATTAAGAGGAATTATCTTAGCATCAACTGGTTCTGCAGGTTCAGTTACATTAAGAGATGGAAATGCAGTAGATCAATTTCAAGTTGACGTACCAGCAGGTGATGTTTTCTCTTATAACTTAGCAGAAGATGGAATTGTATTTGAAGGTGGAATGTCAGTTCAAGCAATCTCTAACGCTACTGTAACTGTTATTATAGATAAGTAGGAGGCTAAATGGCTAACACAACCTCTGGCACAAATGTTTTTGAACAAGGATTTTCTATTGACGAAATTATAGAAGAGTCTTTTGAAAGAATGGGAATCCAGAATGTAACTGGATATCAATTAAAAGCTTCAAGAAGAACATTAAATATAATGTTTCAAGAATGGGCTAATCGTGGTTTGCATTATTGGGAAGTAGAAAACAGTTCTATTACTTTAGCAAACGGACAAAACGAATATACATTATTTAGATCATCACAAGAAGGTAGTTCAAACGGTGTAACTACAACTTTAACAGGAGCAATTGCAAACAATGTAACAACTATACCTGTTGCTGCTGTAGCCAATATGCCTAATTCAGGTAAAATAAAAATTAATAACGAAGTTATTTCTTACACAGGAATTAGTAGTTTAAACTTAACAGGTGCTACAAGAGCAGTAGATGGAACAACTGCAGCGGCCCATGCAAGTGGAGATGCTGTTACAAATTTTGCAACAGGTGCTGATGATATTTTAGAAGCTAGTTTTAGAAATGCTAGTAATGTTGATGTACCATTAACTAAAGTTGCAAGATCAGCTTATCAAGCATTATCAAATAAATTATCTACAGGTCAACCATCACAATATTTTGTTCAAAGATTTATAGATAAAGTTACTATAACTTTATATCTAACACCAGGATCTAGTGAGAATGGAAAATTTTTAAATTTTTATTTTGTAAAAAGAATTCAAGATGCAGGTGCTTTTACTAATTCAACAGATGTACCCTATAGATTTGTACCGTGTATGGTATCAGGTTTAACTTTTTTTCTATCACAAAAATATGCACCACAAAGAACTGAACAGTTTAAATTACTTTACGAAGATGAATTACAAAGAGCATTAGCTGAAGATGGTTCTTCATCAAGTACATTTATTACACCTAAGTCATATTTTACGGAGATTAGTTAATGGCTGTTGGTAAACACGCAAAATTTATTTCTGACAGATCTGGATTAGAATTTCCATATACTGAAATGATGATAGAGTGGAATGGATCAAGAGTACATACTTCAGAGTATGAGTCTAAGCATCCACAACTTGAACCTAAAAGATTTATGGCAGAACCACAGGGTCTAAGAAACTCAAGACCTGCAAGAATAGAACCAGCTGTTGCAAGATTACTGGGACCTAATCCTTTTGCAATAACTAGTGGATCTACAACAATAACTGTTACAGATTTAAACCATGGTAGATCTAGTAATGACACAGTAAGATTTAGAAATGTAGAGGGTTCTCCTGGTGGAGTAGCTTCTACTGCATATACTGCTAGCGTTGGTTTTTCAATAACAGTTACAACTACAGACAAGTATACATTTACATTAGGATCAACTCCTAATATAACAGAAGAAAGTGGAGGAATGACAGTTACAGCAGGACCTGTAACTTTAGAATCATAATGGCATATACTTTAGCAAACATAACAGACGATATTAGAAATTACACAGAAGTTGATAGTGGTGTATTAACAACTGGAGTTGTTAATACATTTGTTAAAAATGCAGAAAATAGAATTTATAGAGAAGTAGACTCAGATGATAACAGACATTACGCTACATCTAACTTAGCTGTTGGAAATAGATACGTAACGATTCCATCTGATTTAAGAAGTATTAGATATGTGCAATTAAAAAACACAACAGTAACTCCAAATACTCAAACATTTTTAGAAAAAAAAGATACATCCTATATGGCAACTTTTTATGATACACCTAGCACAGCAAATGGCCTTCCAAAATACTACGCTAATTGGGATGCTAATTTTTGGGTAGTTGCACCTACACCTGATGCTACGTATGAAATAACTTTAGCTTATATGAAACAACCAGTAAGCCTAACAGATGCTACAAAAAGTGGTTCTGGAACTTACATGTCAAATAAATATCAAGACTTGCTTTTATATGCTGCTCTTGTAGAAGCATATGGATACTTGAAAGGTCCAATAGATATGTTACAATACTACGAAGCGAGTTATAAGAGATCTTTAGCATCGTACTCGATCGAACAAGAAGGTCGAAGACGCAGAGACGAATACCAAGATGGTGTTATTCGTAATAGTATAAAATCACCATCACCATAATAAGGAGATAAAAAATGGCAAACATAGTACCTGATGCGTTTAAAACAAACCTTTTAAAAGGTGTTTTTAATTTTGATACTTCTGGTAACGGAGGTAACACGTTCAAGTGTGCTTTATATACTAGCATAGCCGGATACAGTACAGGTTCAACTGTATACCAAACAGGAAATGAAGTTAGTTCTTCAGGAACTAATTATACAACAGCTGGAAACAATCTAACAAATAACGGTGTAGCAATAGCTTCAAACATTGCTTACATTGATTTTGCAGATTTAACTTTTTCATCTGTTACATTAACTGCTGCAGGCGCTGCAATATATAAATCAACTGGTGGCGGTAATCAGCTTGTACTGGTTTTAGATTTTGGTGGAAATAAGACGGCAACTAATGGTGACTTTGTAATACAATTCCCTACGCCTGATACATCAAATGCTATTATCAGATTAGGCAACGCGTAATAGTAAGGATTAAATAAATGGCTTTTGTATTAAATGACAGAGTTAAACAGACTAGTACATCTACTGGTACGGGAACAATAAACTTATCAGCTTCTGCTGAAACAGGTTTTGAAACTTTCGTTGCTGGTATAGGTAATACAAATAGTACGTTCTATTGTATTTCACATGACGGAACAGCTGATTTTGAAGTTGGTATTGGAACAGTAACTGATGCAGGTACTGATACACTTTCCAGAACCACAATTATCTCCTCTTCAAACTCAGACAACCTTGTGAATTTTCAAGCAGGAACTAAAACTGTATTTTGTACTTATCCTGCAAAACGAGCTCCGTCCGCAAGTATGACAGCCACAACTTATGTAACAACACATGCTTCAACATTATCTGATACACAAACAATAGATTCAGGAGTGTTAGCGGGACCTGTTACAATTACAGGAACACAAACAGTAACAGGAACATTGGTAGTAATATAATGAGTCAATTAGAAGTAGATAAAGTAATACCACAATCAGGAACATCTTTACAACTCGGTGATTCAGGTGATACTATTTCAGTACCTGCGGGTGCAACTTTTAATGCGTCAGCTGGTACGTTTACATTACCAGATGGTTCAGTAGTTGAAGCAAAAATTGCTAGTAATGCTGTAACAACAGCAAAAATAAATAACAGTGCAGTTACAAACGACAAACTTGCTGGATCAATTGCTAATTCTAAATTAACAAATTCAGCTATTACTATAAATGGTTCATCAGTTTCTTTAGGTGGATCTACTACAATTTTAACAGGAACTTCTTGGCAATCAGCTATAAAAACTTCAACATTCACAGCTGCTGCAGGAGAGGGTTATTTTATAAATACATCGGGTGGTGCTTTTGAAGTTGATCTACCTGGATCTCCAAGTGTTGGAGACGTAATAGAATTTGTCGATTTTTCAAGATCGTTTGGAACTAATGCATTAACATTAGATCAAGGGTCTCTTAAATTTCAAGGAAACACATCACCAAAACCAGTTTACAGTACAAATGGTCAAAATATTAGAATAGTTTATTCAGGTACGACACAAGGTTGGATTCCAACTTCTGATGATGATGTAGCATTAGGAACTCCACAAACTAAAACAGTTAATTTTTTAGTTATAGCTGGTGGAGGAGCTGGTGGTCGTGCAAAACCTGGAGGAGGTGGTGCTGGAGGTTATAGAGCATCTTTTAATTCTGAAACATCTGGTGGTGGAGGTTCTTCTGAAACTGCTTTAGCTTTAACTCCAGGTGTACAATACACA